CATTTAAAAAAGGCGAATCAGGAAACCCAAAAGGCAGACCTGTCGGAAGTAAAAACCGAAGCACCATAGCAAAGAGATGGCTATCCGTTGAGCAGAATTTAAAGAATCCTTTGACGAGCGAATTAGAAGATATGAGCCAAGAGGATTTAATGACTTTAGCTCTAATCAAAAAAGCAAGGGAAGGAGATACCCAAGCTTATCAAAAATTGATGGATAGTGCATACGGTGCGCCATTGCAACAAATCAAACAAACAAATATAGAGCAACCTTTATTCCCTGATGTTACAGAGGACGACTTCAGTGAATAAAATAATCGCTCTCAAAAAGCGAATCAAGATAATCCAAGGCGGAACATCTGCTGGAAAAACGTTTGGAATACTCCCGATACTTATTCATAGGGCAGCGCAAACAAAAGGAATGGAAATAAGCGTTGTTGCCGAATCAATACCTCATCTAAGGAGGGGTGCATTGAGAGACTTTCTTAAGATAATGAAATCAATAAATCGATTCTATGAAGATAGATTTAACAAGAGCCATTTAAAATACGAATTTGGAAACGGCAGCTTTATAGAATTTTTTAGTGCAGACGATGCAAGCAAACTCAGAGGAGCAAGGAGAGATATTCTTTACATTAACGAGTGCAACAATGTAACCTTTGAGGCTTACAACGAACTCTCAATCAGAACAAAGCGAAGCATATACCTTGACTTTAACCCAGCAAATGAGTTTTGGGTGCATAGGGAACTAAAAGACGAATCCGATGCCGATTTTATAATTTTAACCTACAAGGACAATCAAGCGCTCGACAAGGGTATTGTTCAACAAATAGAAAAGAATCGCTTAAAAGCAGCGACAAGTGCATATTGGCGCAATTGGTGGACGGTTTACGGAGAGGGAAAGGTCGGACAATTACAAGGCGCCGTATTTACAAACTATAAGACGATTGACAAGATACCTGAAGAGGCGAGATTGATAGGCATCGGTTTAGACTTTGGATATAGTGCAGACCCTACGGCAATAATTGCAGTTTATAAATACAACGAGCAAAGGATACTTGACGAGATGACATATCAAACAGGATTGCTCAATAGCGACATTTCTAAAATCCTACCGAAAGACGTTCCAGTATATGCGGATTCTGCCGAACCTAAATCAATCGCAGACATTCAACGCTACGGAATCACGATTAAAGGCGTAACGAAAGGCAAGGATTCAGTTAATTACGGAATTGATGTAATGCAAAGACAAGATTATTTAGTTACTTCCCAAAGCACAAACCTAATCAAAGAGCTGCGGAGCTATTGCTGGGATAAGGATAAAACAGGCAAGCAACTGAATAAACCTATTGACAAATTCAATCACGCTTTGGATGCGGTTAGGTATCACGAGATGGAAACAATAGGCTTAAATAAAAACTTTGGAGAGTATTCTATTCTTTAGGGTATACAAATTAAAAATAAAAAGGTTATAGGGTTATGAAAGTAGATTTATTATTGCCAACATCATTGAGCGAAATACCGCTTTCAAGGTATCAAAAGTTTGTAAAGACGAAAGAGGCGTCCAATGATGATGAATTTATCGCTCAAAAGATGATACAAATATTCTGTGGAATAGATTTATCGGAGGTTGGTAAAATAAAAATGAAGGATTTAAACGGATTGATTACGCATTTTACAAAGGTGTTTAGCGAAAAGCCAAAACTGGTAAGGCATTTCAAAATAAAAAACATTGAGTTCGGATTTATTCCAAAGTTTGACGAGATAACTTTCGGAGAATACGTTGATTTAGAAAACCATTTGCAGAATTGGGAAACCTACCATAAGGCGATGGCGGTAATGTACAGACCAATAAAAGAAAAGGTAAACGACAAGTATTCGATAGTAGATTACGAGCCAAACGAGGATATGCAAGAATTGATGAGGTTTGCTCCTTTGGATGTAGCAATAAGCGCCTCGCTTTTTTTTTGGACTTTAGGAAGCGAATTACTAAATCTTACTCTCAGCTATTTACAGAAAGAACTGAAGACGATGACGACTTCCAGCAGTACAGCGAAAGGTATTTATTTGGAAAACAATGGGGATGGTATTCAAGCATCTATGCTCTCGCTAAAGGAGATGTTACCAAGTTTGACGAAGTTACAGGATACCGACTTACTAAATGTCTCACATATCTCGCCTTCGAAAAACAAAAAAACGAAATCGAAGCAAACGAACTTAAACAACAAATGAGAAGATGAATTATTTTGATATTATAGACAAACTAAAAACACACTTTGAGAATGATCCAATAATCAACACGGTAACTCAAGGCGATATATTTGAGATTGACTTGGCAAAACAGACCATCTTTCCACTTGTGCATTTGATTGTCAATACCGCAACATTTGAGGGCAACGTGATTAGGTTCAATATTTCAATTCTTGCGATGGATATTACGGACATATCAAAAGACGAAAGTCCAAATAAATTCGATGGAAATGATAACGAACTTTGGGTGCTTAATACAATGCTATCCGTTCAAAACAGATGCTACGAACTTTTAAGGAGAGGCGATTTATACAGCGATAAATTCCAAGTAGATGGCAACGTAACTTGTGAGCCTTTTACTGAGCGCTTTGAAAACAAGCTCGGCGGTTTCACAATGACATGCGACATATTAATCCCTAATGACATGACAATCTGCTAATGGCTGAATTTGAATCCATACAAGACGTGTTAAATGACTTCCGAGATAATGTCATCCGAGAGGCAAAGAAAAACCTTTCGAGTCAGAACACATCAGGTAGGTTGAGAGATAGCCTTAAATCAACCGTAAAGGAGTCTAAGAACTCAATACAAGTTAGTTTTGAAATGGAGGAATACGGTTTCTACCAAGATAGGGGAGTGCAAGGTAAAAAAAGCGGTAAGTCATTAGACAATTATAAATACACAAACAAGATGCCTCCGTCAAAAGCATTTGATAAGTGGTCGGTAAGAAAGGGAATAGCGCCAAGAGATAAGCAAGGCAAATTCATAAAGAGAAAGAGCCTTAATTTTTTGATTGCTCGAAGCATATTTGAGAAGGGAATAAAACCAACTCTATTCTTTACAAAGCCATTTGAGAAGTTTTTCAAAAGGTTGCCTGATGAATTAGTGGATAAATACGGTTTAGAAGTTGCAAACCTATTTGACCAAATAACAAAAGAAAATTTTAAAAGATTAAGCAAATGAGTACAAAATGCGCAAGGTCGCCATACATTATTGAGATTGATGAAACTAACCAAACAGAAACTAAGGTTAAACTATATTTATCAAATTCAGCGAGTTTTACTTCAGACCCTCAATATACATTGAGCAAGAAAATACCATCTTCTAATATTACTGCAACTTATTACAATATATCGCCTTATGTAAGAGAGTATTTTACCTTTACAACCTTTCAAAATATATACAATACTTACGATACTGCAATCAACACAAACTTTATTGTTAATTATAAAATTGAAAAATTTAAAACAATTGGAGGTACTGAGTCATCTGCTGGAACTGAAACGGGTCAATTTATGGATGCGTTTGGCTACTATATGCAAGAGCCAAATCCTGTAAATTTTACAAAAGTTGGTCTTGATTCGGGAACGTATTTTTATAATTACGATGGAGATGAAAGACCAAATTCAGCTTGGTCAATGCCGGGAACTATTGATGCAAATATTATAGATTCATCCTATTTTATAAGGTATATAAATTTAAGAACAAACGTTCATACTGATATAGCATATTCTGCATCAGGAATAAGAACTTTTCCAAGAGTACACGACACAAATTTAGCAGATGGTAATATATTGCGTTTAATGAGTAATACTAACGTACAATATGAAGCATTTTTTAAGCCTGTATGTGAGCCAAAATATACACCTGTTGTAATTGACTTCATAAATAAGTTTGGTTCTTGGGCAAGGATATTTTTTCAAAAAGCACAAACACGAAACATCCAAGTAAAAACGGATAGCTACAAAGCAAATCCATCAACAATACCATATACAGCAAATGCACAAGGTCAAGTAAGAGAATTTAACACAACAGGCAAAGAAACTATAACATTAAACACAGGATTTGTAAACGATGGATATGCAGAATACATTCAACAACTATTGTTAAGTGAAAAGGTTACTTTATTAGATCGTGATGCTAATGGTCAATACGAACCTGTGATAGTAAAAAGTAAAAGCTTAAAAAAGCAAACAGGATTAAATGATGGCACAATGAATTACACGCTTGATTTTGAATTTGCATTTGACATGATAAACAACGTAATTTGATGCGAACGGTACAAGTATATATTGAAGGTCAAAGATTAGACTTATTTGAAGACGAACAAATAAACGTTACAAGCACCCAGCAAAATGTTCAAGACATAAGCAAAGTATTTACAGACTTTAGCCAATCCTTTAACGTCCCAGCTTCTCCAAACAACAATGCAATATTTAACCATTTCTACCAAAATGATGTAAGCCAAACAATAGATTCTAACATCCGAAGAAATGCAAATATCGAAATAGACTTGACGCATTTTAGAACGGGTAAAATAAGCCTTGAAAAAGCGGAAGTAAAAAACAATCAAGCGCATAGCTATCAAATTACTTTCTATGGCGATTTATTAAGCCTGAAAGATAAGTTTGGGGAAAATCATTTAAGCGACTTAACCGCATTAAGCAGTACGGAGTTTGAATACACAGGAGACAACGTATTAGATAGAATCAAAGATGAATCAACAGACTTTAAAGTTCGATTTCCTTTAATAGTTGGTAGAAATATAACCTATGGAAATGGAGGAAGTACAGACATAAATCCAAGCACAGGAGTAGGCGCAATACATTATGAAGAACTTTTTCCAGCAGTTGCCGTTCATACAATATTTAGCGCAATAGAAACCGAATTTGATATTACTTTCAATGGTGTATTTTTATTAGAGGATCGGTTTAAAAAAGCATTTTTGTTGTGCCAAAACGCAAATACATTTGAATTTAGCACTGCGCCACAATTAGCGCAAATTGAATTTGTACAGAATGGAAATGGTAATAATGATAATGTAACCTCTGCAAGCGCATATTTTAACGAAACGCAAGATACAATTACGTTAAGACAACAAAATTTTCCAAATGAAGATGGATTTGTTTTAAATCCTTTTCCGAATCCACCATCTTTAGGTTTTGGGGAAGTAGGCACTTTTTCTTCTTTTACACATAGGTTATTAATAAACATATACGACACAAGTAACGATGGAGTTGAATATTATATTGATGTTTTTATGAACGGTCAATTTATTCAAACATTAACAGGAAGCGGAACGGATGACTATTCTATTTATGCGGGAAATATGACTTTTGACCTTAGAAAGTACCAATTTTATTATAGAGCGCAGTCAAGCCTTTCTTTTAAATATTTTATAAGGTATGAGCAACGTGCAACATATACTAAATACAACTCATTTGGTATTCCATCAACAACTGAATTACAAAATAACTATTCTTGCGGTGGTAATGGAAGCAGTGCGCAAAGAAGCCAATTTTCGACTACCGCAATTCTAAGTGTCTTAAATTATATTCCGCAAATGAAAATAGTGGATTTTTTTAAAGGCATTTTGCAAATGTTTAATTTAACTTGTTATGCAACTGAAAAAGACATTTATCAAATAGAGCCTTTAAATGATTGGTATTCTAAAGGCGCATTAGTTGACATTACAGAATATACTGACATAAAAAGCACAAAGATTGACAGAGTTAAGCTATTCAAAAATATTGAGTTAAAATATCAAGAAAGCGAAAGCGCAACAAATACAGGATTTAGAGAACTAACAGGAGGCAGAAATTACGGAGACACAAGCGAAAATTTTGAATACGATGGAGGCGATTTTAAAATTGAACTGCCTTTTGAGAACATGATGATGCAAAAGTTTACAGGCACAAATCTTCAAATAGGCGAAACTATAAACGTTGACTTACAAAAATACACGCCAAAGCCTTTGATAATGTATCAATACAATGCTCAATCTGCAAGTTATAACTTCAATAAAGGCACACATACAAACCAAAGTACATATATTCCTTTTGGTCAAGACTTAAAAGTAAACGCCGAAGATTTTACTTTAAATTTCAATGCAGATATTAGCACGTTTTTACTTACTACGGTACAAAAAACTTTATATGCCGTTTACTATTTTCCGTATTTATCTAATTTGTTCAATCTAAAAAATAGACGAACAACCGTAAAGACGAATCTTCCTATAAGCTTACTTACAAACTTAGCTTTAAATGACAGAGTGATTATTAGAGATAAACGCTATATGATTGAGTCTATAAATTCCGAGATTACAACTGGCGATGTTCAATTAGTTTTGATAAATGACTTTCAAGACGTAATTTCAGATGCGGTCAACACCGATGTAATGCCAATAGCGGACAATACTGCGCAATGTATTAAAATGCCTATTTTATTTCCAAACAATGTCGTAAGCGCAGCAATAACAACAACAGCAACTGGAGTTACAATAACGCCAAGCGCTTTAACAAGCGAGGGTACTACTATTGTTTGCATACCAGCAAACACCAATAGCGTAAATCTAATTTCTTCAGAAGATGGTAATAATATAGTAACGCAAGATTATTTGCGTTTGCGCACAGAGGAAGGAGGATCAAATTTCATAGTAATTACGACAACATATACTTATGCAGATGGAAGCACTACTCAAATAAATACAATAATAGAACAAGAATAATGCTAAAGAATATAATTGACTTATTACAAATAGACGATTTCTATGATGGAAACCATGACGTTCAAGTAGCAAAAGGCTTATACAATTTAGAGAAAGGGATAAAGGGAATTTTTAAACAACAAAAGAGGATGGCTATTCTCAAAAAAAAGAATTCAGAACATCTCAAAAAAATTAAAGAGCTATGAGCAAAATAGAAACGGTAAACGTTAAGGTTAAAACGGAGGGAGTTGATGAAGCAACAAAGCAATTTGAAACATTATCCACAGGGGTAAAAAAAGCAGCAGATAGCGCAGAAAATCTTGACGCTAAATTTGAGGATGTATTCGAAGGCGTTGAGCCTTTAACAACACGATTAGGAGAGGCTGAAGACCGTCTTTATGAACTCGCTCTTGCTGGAGATACAACAAGCAAGGAATACCAAGAGCTTTTAACAAAGGTTGGCGAATATAGAAAAGTCCAAATACAGACAGATTTAGCGGTTGATTCAGCAGCGACTACTTTAGGTCAAAAACTTGGAGGCGCATTAACAGGAGCGACAAGCGGTTTTGCTGCGGTACAAGGTGTAATGGGATTGGTTGGTGGAGAATCTGAGCAACTTGAAAAGGCGCTACTAAAAGTGCAGTCTGCTTTAGCTATTCAACAAGGTGTTCAAGGAATAAGAGAGGCAATACCAGCCTTTAGGCAATTAGGCACAACAGCAATGAATGCCTTAAAAGGAATTAAAACAGGTATTGCGGCAACAGGAATCGGTTTGCTTGCGGTTGCGGTTGGAGCGGTAGTTGCAAATTTTGAACAGATAAAAGAAATACTTGGAGTAAACAATAAAAGCCTTGAGGAGCAACTTGAACTTGAGAAGAAAATAACGGAGGAAAAGCAAAAGCAATTACAAGAAATGAATCAGATTGTGAGCAACAATCAAGATTTCATTAATAGGCAAATCCAAATAGTAAAAAATGAAGAAAAATTAAAAAGCCTAAGCATAGATTCTGAAAAAAATGCCACCAAAATACGGAATCTTACAAAAGAAACTATTGGCTTAGAACTGCAAAATTTAAGGGCAAGGCTTGCATCTACCGAAGAACTGCTATCTACTCAAGAAAAACTACAAATAAAAACTGAGATATTCAGAAAAGAACAAGAGCTTTTAAGAGTTGATGAACAAGCATTATTTGACCAAAGAAAGAAAAACTCAGAGGCTCAAGCGGAAGCTGACCAAGAGGCAATTGATAATGCTAAAAAATTAGCTGATATAAAAAACGAAGAACGTAGAAAACAATTAGATGAAGACAGAGCAACTTTATTAGAAGGTAGTGAATTTCTTAAAAATGCCAACTTTGAGGAAGTAGAAAGCACCTTTAATAAATACGCTGCTATGGGTGCAATATCTATGCAGTTTTATAAAGACGAAAAGGAGAGAATAGAAGCAAACAGAATTGCAACGCTTGAGGGAATCCAAAAAGGTTTAGGATATGCGCAACAAGGTGCAGATGCTATTCAACAATTAGGCGACCTTGTTTTTGCAAATAAAATGTCAAAACTTAAAAAAGGAAGTAAAGAAGAAGAAGCAGCAGCAAGAAAGCAATTTAAGTTTAATAAGGCTTTGCAGTTAAGTATGGCTTTTATTGACGCGGGTAAGGCAATTACGGCATCTTTATCACAAGCACCTGTTGCTATTGGACCTGTGCCTAATCCAGCAGGTATTGCTTCACTTATATTTGCTGCTTCAACATCCGCTTTAAATATTGGTAAAATTGCATCTCAAAAGTTTGAATCACCTGGCGGTTCTGTTGATGCTCCAAGCCCTGGTAATATTGGCGGAGGCGCACAAGCACCAAGTTTCAACGTTGTAGGCGATAGTGGTGTAAACCAATTAGCGCAATTACAACAAGAGCCTGTTCAAGCCTTTGTGGTCAGCGGAGATGTTACAACGGCTCAAGCTTTAGACAGAAATAGAATAGAAAATGCCACATTATAGTATAAATAAATAAATAGAAAAATGAGAATAGTTGAATTAATCATTGACGAGAAAGACGAGAATAGCGGAATTGAAGCGGTTAGCCTTGTCGAAACGCCAGCAATAGAGGAAAACTTTATTGCATTGAATAAGCAAGAGGTAATGCTTGCCGAAGTAGATAAGGAAAAGCGGTTGCTTATGGGCGCTGCCTTAATTCCGAACCGTCAGATATATCGCAAAAGCGAAAAGACGGGCGATGAGTATTACATATACTTTAGCAAGGACACCGTACGAAAAGCTTCGGAGTTATTCTTTAAGCGTTCAAATCATCAAAACGCAACCTATGAGCATAAGCAACCTATCAAGGGAACAACGATTGTTGAGTCTTGGATCGTTGAAGGCGAAAAAGATAAGTCAAGGCATTACGGATTGAATGTGCCTGAGGGAACGTGGATGGTGTCAATGAAAATCGATGACGATGAATTATACGAGAAAGCAAAAAGCGGAGAGGTAAAAGGCTTTAGTATAGAAGGATACTTTGCTGACCGTTACGACATGTCAAAAGACGAAACATTCGAGGACTTGCAAAAGCAAATGATAGTTGAGGAATTAAAAGAACTTTTAAGCAAAGAAGAACTTAAATCCTATTCGGACTATCCTGATAGCGTAAAGAACAACGCAAAGCGAGGCATAGAACTAAACAAGGCGGTAAATAATAAGTGCGCAACTCAGGTGGGCAAGATAAGGGCAAGACAGCTCGCAAATGGCGAAGCGGTAAGCGAAGAAACTATTAAAAGAATGTTCTCCTTTCTAAGCAGAGCAGAAACTTATTACGATGCTGGAGACAAAGAATCTTGCGGATATATTTCGTATTTGCTTTGGGGCGGTAAGTCTGCGAAGACTTGGGCAGAATCAAAACTCAAGCAAATAGAGCGTGAGGATTTGGCGAGTATGTTAGTCAATGAAGATTTTGCAATCATAGACGATAGGCTCGCTTATGCAACTAAAGAGATGGCAGAGAAAGCCGCAGAGGATGTCGGAGTTGAGGGCATACACGAACACGAATACGAGGGCAAGACTTGGTACATGGTAGGGGAAACTCATAACCTTGACATGGCAAAAAAATGTCCTGAAGGATACGAAAAGAAAGATGGTAAATGCGTTAAAAAAAAAAGTAAATACGCTGAGGTAGGTAAAAGGGGCGGCATAAAACGAAGCAAGAAAGCGCCAAAAAGCGATACTCCAAATAAAAACCCAAAAGGTAAAGGATCCGCAAAAGGCGATGCTGGAACAAGCAGAGGCGCAAAGGTCAGCAAAGCAGACGAGGCAACCTTGAAAAGAAAGAGCGACGAGTTTAATGAGAGATACAAAGACAAGCTTGGATATGGCGCAAATGTAGGAGCATTGAAATCGGTATTCCAAAGAGGATTAGGAGCTTATAATACAAGCCATAGTCCAAACGTAACAAATGCAAAACAATGGGGAATGGCGAGAGTAAATGCGTTCCTTTATTTAATAAAAAACGGAAGACCGCAGAATCCTAAATACACAACGGATTACGATTTACTTCCAGCTAAACATCCAAAAAGTCCAAAGAAATGAAAAAAAAGAAGATGAAAGAAACCCCAAGTAAATCAAGTCCTAAAGGGGGCAAAAGAGGTTGCCTATGCAAGGATAACACTTACTCTCAAAAGTGTTGTGATGGCACACTTAGAGCGCAAGGAATAGGAAAAGTTTAAGTGAATTTGCAACAAGACTTATTTATAAAGGTTATAGGGTTAAGAAACAAAAAATGTTGAAATGAAAGAAAATACAATTTTAAACAAAGTGCGCACTTTACTTGGGATGGAAATCAGGCTTGAGCAGCGCAAATTAGACGATAGCACAACTACGGTTGAGGCTGAATCTTTTGAGAAAGGCGAGGAGATAATGATTGTAACGGAAGACGAGCAAAAAATTGCTTTGCCAGTTGGAGAGTACAAAATGCAATCAGGCGAAATGCTTGTAATAAAAGAAGAGGGCATTATTGACGAAATCAAAGCAGAGGAAAAAGAAGAAGAAGAGCAAGAGGAAGTTGATTCTCGTAAAAAAGAAGATGAGAAATACGAGGAGAAAGACGAAGAAATGTCTGCTGACGATTCTAAGCCTATCAAAAAGACGGTTGAATCAATTGTAAAAGAAACTTTCTTTTCTGAAATGGAAGCATTAAAAAAAGAAAACGAAGAGCTTAAATCTCAGCTCCAAGAATTGAGCAAAGAGGAAGTTACAGAAACGGAATCTGAGCCAATCAAAGAAGAGGTTAAAGAAGAGGTTGAGTTGTCTGCTGAAGAGCCAAAGGCTGAAGAGGTAGAAGCAGCGGCTAAACCCATAGTACACAATCCTGAGAACAAAGCGAAAAAGGTTGGAAACACGATTTCCCCAAACAAGCGCAAGACAATTATGGATACCGTACTATCAAAAATAGCAAATTCAAATACAAATAATAATTAAATTTTAAACTATGGCTAACACCGTAACAGGAAGCACTTATGCTGGAGATTTTAATGGCGACTTTGTCGCAGCAGCATTATTAAGCGCACCTACAATCGCTAACGGATTGGTAACCGTATTACCAAACATTCACTACAAGAGAGTGATGAAGAAAATTTCAACAACAGGAAATGTATTGGTAAACGCTACATGCGATTTTGACCACAACATGGACGTAGATGTTGCTGAGAGAGTATTAACTTTAAAAGAGGTACAAAGCAACGTCCAATTGTGTAAGAAAGACTACCATCAGGACTGGATTGCTGCACAAGCTGGATATTCTGCATACGAAGATTTACCAGCAGATTTTAAAAGCTTTATGCTTGCACACGTTGCTGGAATGACTGCGGCAGCTATCGAGACTTCTATTTGGGAAGGTTCTGCTGGAACAAGCGGACAATTCGACGGATTGGTAACTTTGGCTTTGGCTGATGCAACGGTTGTTGATGTAGCTTCTCACGCTGCTGTAACATCTGCAAACGTAATCGATAAATTAGGTTCTATTGTTGACGCTATTCCTTCAACGGTTTACGGAGCAGAGGACTTGACTATCTACGTTTCAAGAAATATCGCTAAGGCTTATGTAAGAGCTTTAGGTGGTTTCTCAGTAGCTGCAACTTCTAATGCTGGTACTAACAACCAAGGTACACAATGGTACTCTAACGGAGCGTTAACATTTGACGGTATTCCTGTAGTTGTAGCAAGCGGACTTGCTGACGATACTGCAATGGCTGCTCAAACTTCAAACCTATTCTTTGGATGCGGTTTACTTAGCGATGTAACAGCAGAGGCTAAATACATTGACATGGCAGATATTGACGGCTCGCAGAATGTGAGGATTATTTATCGCCTAAGCGCTGGAGTTCAGTATGCTATCGGTTCGGACATAGTTCTTTACCACGCATAATTATAAACTTGAATAATTTAAAAGGGGAGGTAAGATGCCTTCCCTTTTTTTTGTTCACAATACTAAAAACAACATGAGTTGCGATATTACTAACGGACGAGTTGAGGAGTGCAAGGATAGCGTAAGCGGATTAAAAGCAATCTACTTTGCAAACTTTGACGACTTAAACACCGACAACATTGCATACGATTCATCAAATACTGATGTAATCGATACGTGGCAACCAGCTACGGCGTTAGACTTATTCAAATACGAATTAAAATCTAACGAAAATTCCTTCATTACCGCTATTCAGACGAGTAGGGACAATGGCACAACATTCTTTGAGCAAACGCTTCAGATTTCTTTAAAGAAACAAGATATAGCAATGCACAAGAATATTAAACTACTTGCTTACGGCAGACCACGTATAATTGTACGCACTATGACAGACCAATTTTTCTTAATGGGATTGGCTCAAGGCTGCGACACAACTGCTGGTGAAGTTTCAAGCGGAGCGGCGCTCGGCGACTTCAACGGCTACAAGCTTACTTTTGTAGCGAGCGAGGTGCTACCAGCAAACTTTATTGATGCTTCTTCAGAGGCTACCTTAATAGCTGCTTTTGCAACATCAGGAGGAGATAATGCTGTTATAAAAACAAATTAGTACGTTTATTCCTTTCATAACGTAGGGCACCTTTCGGGGTGCCTTTTTTGTTTTAAAAGGTAACAAGTCAAAAAAAAATAGGTTATAGGGTTAGAATGGTAATATTACAGCAATCAGCATCGGAGCAAAGCATTAGGTTTATACCAAGGACTTCAACGTATGACGGTCTTTTCATAACGGATGACCAAACCAATACGGAGGTTCAAGTAACTATTGCAAGCAGCATTCAAGGCGATTACTTTGATACCATTAACGCAACTTTCACTATCTTGCAGAATCATTTTTACAACTTGGAGATTCGTAACGGATCCACGGTTGTTTATAAAGACAAAATATTTTGCACAAATCAAGCGGTTGATTCCTATTCAGTAAATGAAGGTAAATATACAAGCATACCGTCAAACAATGAATTTATTATTTTATGAGTAAAGACGTACACATTTTAGAATTAGCAGCATACGAAGCTCCTGTAATTTCGGAGAGCAAGAAAGACGATTACGTCAGCTTTGGAGATGACAATAATTACTTTCAATTTCTCATAGATTGCTACACAAATAGCACTACTCAAAATGCGATTGTAAACAACATTAACCGTTTGGTATATGGAAAGGGATTAAATGCAACAGATGCAAGTAAAAAGCCTAATGAGTACGCTGCAATGGTTTCTATGTTCAAAAAAGAGGACGTTCGAAACTTAGTAAGCGATTTGAAACTTTTAGGTCAATGCGCTATGCAAGTTATTTACTCTAAAGACCGTAAAAAAATAGCCGCAGTACATCATATGCCTGTGCAACTTTTACGAGCAGAAAAGTGCAACGAGGAGGGCAAGGTTGAGGCATACTATTACTCGGATAATTGGACTGACTTAAAGAACTACCAACCTAAAAGAATACCAGCTTTTGGCTTTTCAAATGAGCCGATAGAAATTTATTACGTTAAGCCTTATTCAGTAGGTTTAAAATACTACGCTTTACCTGATTACATTGGGGCGTTACCATACTGCACTCTGGAGGAGTCAATAAGCGACTATCTCATCAACGAGGTAAACAATGGATTCGCAAGTCGTGTTGTGGTAAACTTCAACAATGGGCAACCATCGGAGGAGCAACAAAGAATGATTAAGCACAAGGTAATGCAAGGCTTGACAGGAACGCAAGGAGAGAAGGTAATTGTTAGCTTTAATTCAAACGCCGAATCAAAGACAACCGTTGATGCGATGCCCGTAAATGATGCCCCGGATCTATACTCAACTCTTGCAGAGGAGTGTCTCAGAAAAATCATGTTAGGAAACAACGTAACCTCGCCACTATTATTTGGCATAGCTTCAAGCAATGGCTTTAGTTCAAACGCTGACGAATTAGAGAACTCGTTTATTTTGTTTGACAATATGGTTATAAGACCAATGCAAGACCTATTGATTGATGCCTTTGATGAGATTTTAGCGTTTAACGGTATCTCTCTAAACTTGTATTTTAAGACGCTTAAACCGCTTGAATTTACCGACTTGGATAATATTGTAAGCGATGAGCAGAAAGAGGAGGAGACAGGCTTAGAATTAAGCGAGGTAAACAAAGACTTGCAAGAATTTATAGACTTAGGCGAAGACGAAGACGAAGAGAACTTCGAGCTTATAGACCAAAGAGAAGTAGATTACGACTTAGAGGATGGCTTAGACTTAGAAGTTCAAGAATGGGAAGACGATTTGAAACCTAAACCAAGCCTATTATCAAAACTTGTCAATCTTGTAGGGACTGGAAGGGCAGCTCCAAACAAATCAAGTGAGCAAGATAAAGAAATCGAAGGGCAATACTTTAAAGTGCGATATAAGTACGTTGGAGGCAATGCGCCTGAAAGAAAATTTTGCAGAGCAATGATGAGAGCGGCAAAGATATATCGCAAAGAGGATATCCTTGCAATGACTAACAAAGCGGTCAATCCTGGATTCGGAGAATTTGGCGCAGACACTTATTCAATTTGGTTGCACAA